ATTCCAGAATGCCATCGAAAGAGAGCGGGAGAGCTTTGTGTCTGACAATCTCCAGAAGCTCCGCCAACATGCCAACACTTCACCACAGTCCGCGATGTGGCTACTCGAGAGGATAAGGCCGGAGGACTTCTCCGCGAAGGCAGAGCTAAGAGTCTCGGGTGGAGTGACATCCACGCTTGCCATAGATCTCGGGAAGGGATTGTGCGAGAGGCTAAGCGAGGCGCGATCTCAGCCCATACCGTGCACAGTGTTATCCTCCGAAAAGATTAGAGGTGACTTACCCGCTGATGATGAGTCACTTGCTAAGACCTCCCCAGATTAGCACATGAAATCCTATATGCTTTTTATTGCTGATTCCCAAGGCCTTGGCCATCTTCCTCGTTCTCGGCGCAAGCCCACCACCCGCCCGCCGGCACCCCCCGTCCCCTCACACTTATATAATACACTCAAGCAACACACACCCCATACGCATTATGGGCTACACGGGGTGGGCTAAAATCCATGCCTTGGGACTATGCGGAACACAAGTCTAGGCTGCACGCCGACGAGGTGTACAAAACCCGCTTTTATGGGCTATGCAGAAAATGGCTAAAAAAGAAGTTAGCAAGCGACGATGTCTACGCACTGAAGTTTCGGATCAAGCGCAGGATACAGGCTCGAAAAAGGCGGAAGCGACTAAAGCAAGGTCAACTGCATAGCAGTCGAAAACAGCTTGACCTCAATTGTGGTTCCGATAAAGTGGGCACATGAAACCGGTATTCCCAAAATTTGAATCTGTAACCATGTATGTCCATCGAGTCGACGCAGACACAAAAACTGTATATGCATCTTTCTCTTCCGAGAAATCAAAGGTGCCGGCCGGATCAAAACCGCCAATCCCAATACCAATGGCGAACATACCAAAACACAGGGAAGACGCGAAAGACTGGCTTTTCCATTTTGGCGTGGGCGTGCTTATGATCGAACAGGGTAACGATGCCATCGTCGAGGAGGACATCGCATATTTTAACGACATGGCCGGAAAGTCTTTTATTGGCACTAAGACCCCACTTCAGCTTTTGGAGCATTTCTACAACGCGCGAAGTGTTTAGTGATGGATGCTTCGATAAGGCAGAAATACTACGATCTCTATAAGGTGCTTTGCAGGGACAGGGGCTGCCAGCCACTTGGGGATATTGGGATCTTTTACTCGAGACTAAGCTCGGGAACTATCCCGATAAGCGATCTTCCGCTGTATTGGAATACTGCCGCAAACACGAAAACGCGACAATTTATTTTTCATCTTTTCAGGTCGAATTCGTGTAGACATATTTACGGCATGTATTTAGAGGGAGCGAAAGATCCCTCAATTTCGCACCTCCCCGAGGGTATCTCTGCGGGAATGTGCAGCGAGGGAATGTGGTACGGGACTCATCTGGAGGGGGATTTGGGTTATGAGTCTTACGCTGATTTTGAAAGAACAAAGTTTCTTTGCAAATATAAAAGTTTAAATCCGGATACAAATATTGTTACATATTTCGACGGGACAACTGAGCTTTGCCACGACATAAAGCTACCCGAATGTCAGGAGCAGTTAAAAGCTCTTGAGGGATGGCAGCACCTTGACAGGGTTATTTCAATTAGACCCAAAAACAATGGATGTACCCTAGTGCTTCAGCGAGCATCTCCATTGCTTAACGACATCTACGGGCGGTAGCCGTGGATGATTCGCAAAAACTAAAAATACTTTCCTCGCTGGCCGGCTTTTCCAGCCAGTGTCTTGAGCTTGGCAGTCTTTACCCTTGGCAGATCCAGTGCATGGATGCGATTGATGCGGGTGGCAGAGTTGCGGTTAGGGCACCCAACGGTTCGGGGAAATCCAGCTTTCTTGTTGTTCCGGCGATTATTTGGCATTGCGCCGTATTCCCTAACAGCTATGTAATCGTCACATCAAATGTTGGTCGGCAGATTAAGTCGGGACTGTTTGCGACTGTCCACCAGTACGCCTCCAAGCTGAAGGGCTGGACGGTTAACTCTAACGAGCTTATCAGCCCAATTAACGGCAGGGCGGTCGCCTTCACTACGGACGAGCCCCAGAGAATGGAGGGTTGGCATCCCAAGGGCAGCACCACATCGGGCGAGGGCAATCTCATGCTTGTGTATGACGAGGCCAAGTCGATTCCGTCCGAGATCTGGCATGCGGGGGAGAGGACTCAGCCCAACCGCTGGCTCGCTATTTCAAGCACGGGCTCCGCCAATAGTTTCTTTGCAAAGTGCTTTAGGGAGCACGCCAAGTTTTGGAAGACATTTACAATTCCGGTAACGCAGTGCCCCCATATTACAAAGGATTCCATAGCTAGGCTCGAAGAACTTTACGGGAAAGACCATCCCTTGATTCGGAGCATGGTTTATAATGAGTTTGTAGACGAATCGGATAACGAGACGGTCATTACGGAAACCAAGCTGAGCGAATGCAGAGCCACTCCGCCAGAGCACATCAAAACACAACAGGTTGCGTTTATTGATTGGGGTGGAGCGGGTGTCGATGAAACGGTTGTGGCAATCATGGATGGGAACAGGCTGATGCCCCTTATCGTCATAAAGGATAGGGACGAGATGAGGACGGTTGGCAGAGTCATTCGGGAGCTTCGCGGGCTCGGAATAAGCAGCAAACTTGTCTATGCGGATAACGGCGGAATCGGATCTCCTATGATCAGGCGCATGGACGAGCAGGGGTACTCGGTAAACAGGGTTAACTTTGGATCAAGTGGCGGACATGGCTATGCGACAAAAGCCGCCGAAATGCTGTTTATGGCCGCAAAGCTGATTGAGGATCGCGGAGTCATCCTGCCCAAGGATGACATTCTGGACGGCCAACTGTGCACCAGAAAATTTGCGTGCAATTCCAGTGGAGACATAAAACTGGAGAGTAAGGCGGACTATAAGAAGAGAACTGCCGGAGCGAGTCCAGACAGGGCGGACGCTGCGGCTGGGGCAATATGGGCATGGCTCCGGAATAGGCCGAGCTTGACCAAGCAGTCACTGGATGGTAGTCGGATGCATACGGATGTATTTGGTAATGAGACGCAATCATACGCAAACGATAGAGGCGGCTACGATGCCGGCGATTAATTGACAACAGAGAAGCTGTTTCAGGCCATTTGCGAGGATCTAAAGGCCAGATCCTCATGGGAGGAGAGACAAAAAGTCTGGTACACCATGACCAACGGCGGGTTAAGGCGCAAAAAGAAGCCTTGGGCTGGGGCGGCCGATCTTCACTATCCTCTGGCAAACAGCGTTATATCAAAATTTGTTCCATTCTACATTAACCAGATCTACACCGCTGAAAATCTGGCCAGTTTTGTACCCAGAAACCCCTCCTTGCAGCAGTACAGGTATGCCGCTGAAAGCTGGTTTAGCTATCAGCTTCGAGAGAGATCCAATTTTGAGGTTGAGATACAAGTCCACATAGCGGCAATGCTTCGTTGTGGAATTTCGTTTATGAAGATTTACTGGGATGAGCCGACTCAGGCGGTAAAATTTGATTCGGTCAATCCGATGTACTTAGTGGTTCCGCCCTCAACGGTGGACATGGGCACTTGTGATCGCTGCTGCCATATACTCGAGATGAGTGAAGAGCAGTACCGAAGGCACGAAGAGTACAAGCAGAGCGATGATTTTATAAAAAGACTAATTGGTACTGGAAATTCAGCCGGTGCGGGCGTTACGGCCTACAATCAGCACAAACTTTCTAAGCAGGGCATTACCGAGCCATCCAAGAGGGACTCAATTATTGTCTGGGAGTGCTATCACAGGGACGGGAACAACGGGATTGTGGTTGATACTATCAGCCCGCAGTGCCCCGATGAGCCGATTCGCCCGAGATTTAAGCTGCCGTACTCACACGGCAACTTCCCATTCGTTCCATGTGTGATGGAATTCTCGGCCGACAAGGGAGTTTACGCAAATAAGGGGATTTGCGAGATGGTCGCGCCTTTTGAGGCCTCGCTCACAAAGACCATGAACGCCAAGTCGGACGCTATGAGCCTTTATAACGCACCAATGTTTGCCACCGATCAGGACATGCCAAACATTAACAATATTCGTTTTGGAACAGGCGTGCTTTTGCCTACGGGGGTTAAGCCCGTAGTCATGCCACAGCCGCCCATCTCTTTTGATCAGGAAGTTACGACCATGCGCGCGATTGCCGAGTACATGGTGTCGATGCCCGACTACGGCTTGTCACAACGCGCTGGATCACAAGGAAGTCAGAAGCCCAGAACGGCGACAGAGATCCAGAATATCGGGCAATTGATGGGCACAAACACGGATTTGAGAATAAAGATTTTCAGGCTCAGCATGTCTGAAGTTTACCGGCAGGCTTGGTCGATCCTTACCGAGTACGCGCACTCCCAGTTAATGTATGAGTACCAACAGCAGTTTAAGGCAGTGCCGTTGGATGCCTTGGTCATGGATTATGCGATTCGTCCTTCGGGAAGCGCGGACGGGATCAATAGAGTAGCCCAATATCAGAAGGCACTTGTCCGATTCCAGAATCTTCGAGGCGACCCATTCGTACAGCAGGCCGAACTGCGCAAGGACTTGCTTGAGATTGATGACCCCCAACTGGTATCAAGAATGTTGATTGATCCAAACATGAAGGGGCAAACAGAGGCGGAGGCCGCTGCGGCTGAAAACCTCTTGTTGGATCAGGGTTTTGGTGGCGTTGTGGCAGAGCCGACGGACGAGCATGAGGTGCATGTCCAGATTCACATGGACAGGCTACAGCTATTGGCAAACGCAAGGCAGAATCTCGATGAAAACGCCGGCAATGCCTACACGCAGCACATGCAAGCCCATATCCAGCTTCTTGGACAGACAAACCCCAATCTTGCAAAGCAGCTAGCGAGCGAATTTCAGATGGCCATGAAACAGGAGGCTGAGAAAACTGCTGCCGCAGAGCAGACTCTTTTTAGTGGCGGTGAATTGTAATGAGCGATCAGGATATCGGGGAAATACGGGCGAGGCTAGTGGAGCAGGGGGAAAGGCTCGCAAGAATTGAAGAAAGGCAGATAGGAATTTATCGGAATTTAGAGGGCATTTGTTTGTTGCACTCAAACGATGCGGCAAGAATTAGTAGTTTGGAGCGGTTAAAATCCCACTTCTTTTTATTCGCGGCTATTGGCGGAATAGTTTTCTCGGCCGCTTGGGAGATCGTTAAAAATCATCTTATTGAAAAATGAAGTCCAAGGATGATCAGGTAATCGTTGCGCTTCAGTACCTTTTGGACGAAGGGTTTATTACTTGCGGCAAGTTGCACGGGGAGCCCGCGCTGTTTCTCACCACAGATCTATCGGAAGTCCATAAGACTCTAAGAGCAATGGCAACGAGAGAGAGCAAAAGGAAGGCGAGCGGGGCTGACTGGTGGAAGGAGTGTCAGACATGAGCTATTATGTGAACATTACTGGAACTACGGTCGCGAATGTCGAGCGGATCGAAATTCCATCCGGAATCCAGACGACCGCGCTGCCAGACAGTATTGTTGTAGCCCGAGTTAACGGCTCTTCGATAGATCCTCGTCTCGGCGCAATAAGTGCAGCAGACATTAATGGCACATACATCAAGACAGCCGTATCGATTGGGAGCGTTGGGGCTGCTCAGGCTGGGACATTCAACTACTACAGGGTTGGGACTGGGGCAATTCCAGATGGTGCCTTTTACTTTTGTGCCCCGCTAAACCTTAGTATTGTCGGGACGGAGTCCCCAAAGACCGCGTGGACTCTTGCATTTGCGTCTGACCCGAGAATTAATTACCTACAGAATACCTTGGGAACAGACCCAAACAGCTTCCCCACAAGCGGATGGACTGTTGCCTCTCCGGATGGCAGCAACGACAACTTTCTTGGTTCCGTCAATCCGCTGCAAATGCAAATTACGGCAACCTATCCGCAGGCAAGAGTCAGCGGAACTTTGGGTAATTTCTCGCAATACACGAACCTTCGCAGAATCGAGATGCCATCAAACGCATTTCGAGGCAGCTTCCCAAGTGTAAGTAGCTGCACGCTGCTTACGCACATTAATGTTGGCGACAATCAGCTTGGCGGCTCTTTCCCGTCGCTCACGACAAATACAGCACTCATAGATCTGAACATATCCAACAACGGGTTTTCGGGCGAGTTTCCGGCGATATCCCAGCTTACGGCGTTGCAAGAAATCAATGTATCTTTCAACAGGTTTACCGGAGCACTGCCAACCCTTCCGAGAAGCGAGTTGATCCAAGCGGTTAACTTTTCCAATAATTTGTTTTCCGGATCTCCTGTTTCTCTTAACTCGGACACAATTGTGGAAAGTTTTGAAACAGGATTGCCGGCAGACTATAGTTCGGCCACTTCGTTTGTTTTGCCCTCGGGGACATGGACGGCTCCGGCCTTGATGATTCGATCTCAAAACGCTAGCGCAGTTTCGGGAACTTTTTCGCTTCAACTCAAGTCAGACCCTGCGGCTTACTTTCAGTCGCCAACCTTGCCGGATGGCGTTGGGGTTATTGAGTTTTATGCTTCCTCTGCTGCGGCTGCCTCGATGAGGGTCGATATATCTACAAACGGTGGCGTAACCTTTACCCAGACCGGCTTGCAGATAAGCCTTGGGCTAACACCCACAAGGCAGATCTTTACGGTAAATGACGAAACCGTTACGCATGTAAGACTTGTCAGAGTGAGTGGAGTGCCAAGGATAGATTTTTTGCGCATTACCCCAAATACAGAGCTCAAGGTGGTGGACTACAATACCAACCGGCTTACCGGAAATGTGCCGTCACTTCTTTTTGCGCCGAAATTAGAGAGGGTTGATTATTCAAACAACCTCTTGACTGGAGTTAGCCCCGATTTCGCGGCTTTCTCAACTCTCTTGAAGCTCTATCTTCAGAATAATCAGCTTACGGTTTCGGCTGTTGACCAAGTCCTTGCGGCGTTGGAATTCGCCGGTGGAAGCGGGACTTCAAGAGTTTTGGACATTTCTGGAAACGCACAGCCATCCTCCGCTGGCCTCATAAATAAGCAGACGCTTATTAATAGGGGCTGGAATGTAATTTCTGCTTGACGGGTTAGCAGACAATTTTATTAGCTAAGCATGCCCAGCCAATCAGAAGCACTTGCAAGACTTGATCAGGCAACTACTGCATCAATCACTGACTGTCCGGTCGGCTTAACAACCATTACGGCAGATGCAAAGAGAAGGGGAGTGATGGTCACATGCACTTCCGGAACTTGTTATGTCCAGTTTGGTGGCAATGGATCCGACCTGAGCTCCAGCAATTACGCATCCAAACTTAGTGAAGCCGATGTTTATGAATTAATGATGTATTCAGGCGTTGTCCATGTCCGTTGTGATCTCGAATCAAGCGCAAAAGTGACAAGTCTGGGAGACTAGGATGCCCCTCTATAGAGCCGGCTCCTCATCTTCAGGCGGCGGTGGTGTCGCCTCCCACGCGCACGGGAACATTAAAAATAATGGAACAATTTCGGTTCCGTTTGGGGGCATTCTTTCTGCAACTAATGTAGACGCTCTTTCAGATGGCACATTTCCGCTATTTCAGGGCAGTGCATCTGGTGGCGTTATTACGGTACTCAATGGAGTAATCTCAGTTACAAGTGCTGGCACCGGATATGTCAATACTGTAAATGCAGACACTTACGCCGGTACTGCCGGCGGCAGCAGATTTGTCATAGTAACTCAATCCACTCAAAATGCTCCTGCCAATAGTCCGGTTATCACTACAACCGGAGGGGCGATTACCGCCGGTTCTTTTGGGACTACGGCGGGATCGCACTGCCAAGGGAATGATACTAGACTTAATAGATGGCTTACCGTAGTCCATGAAAATTTGGATCTAGGGAGAACTCTGATCAGCAATCCGAATGGCTGGTCACAGCAGGTCACGGTGCCAACCAATATTGCCGCACAAGCTGCTGCCGCACAAGCTGCTGGCACGCCCTATGTTATTGACAGCATTGCATGGCAATTCACAAATAGACTTGGAACAGGCCAGCTTTTTTCAAGCACTTCATTTTGCCCCGCATTTCGGATTGGCTCTCAAAACCAACTGGGGACTCTCACCCCAGTTAATGGTGTCACCAGCTTTAATGTCGATAATTATGCTGGCACTGTATCCATTGGCGTTAGGCCGTGGGTGGGCAATACTCAGAGAATACAATTAAATACATCTTCGGCAACTTATGGGAGGAGTCTCTATGGCGGGGGAGACTTGTGGATCAATTCGTCTACAACCTCCGTGACTTACCAAGTCCTTACGCTTACCGCAAATATGGACGCGACCCAAACCTTTTTTACGCAAGGATCTTTCTCAGGCGCAAACGCATACGAAGGTACTTATTTTCGGATAGACAACGAAGTTGTGCTAATTACCTCTTGGGGGAGTGGAAGCGGGGCTTCACCCCAAGTGCTTCGAGGGCAATTAGGGACAACCCCAGCAACGCATCTTTCTGGTGCAGTCGCAACGACTAATATTGGCCTTGAGAATGGCGGAGGAATTAGGGCAAATATATACCTGACTTTCTTCAGGATTGTCTAAGCGCACGCAATCCGAGTCTCCCCAAGCAACTACAAAGTAGTTGACAGCATTTGTCTGCATGCCAAGCTGATGGCATGGAATTTATTACCCAAAACTTGCCCAGCATAATGGCCATTGTTGGGGCTGTAATTGTATTGGCCAGAATCATAGTTAAACTAACCCCGACACCTCGCGACGATTCGATTCTTGATAAAATAGTCTCAGTCTTAAAGGCTGTTGGACTTCATATTAAGGACTAATGATTCGCCTCTTGGGTGCGGTCGTTGACCTTGTTATCAGGTTGATGCCGACAACCAAGGATAGCAGGGATAAGGAGTCGAGGGAAAGGCGCGATGAACGCAAAGAACACATTGACCGCACTTTTAGTGGTCGTAGTGGCATTCCTTGGTGGCTGCGCTAGCACTAGGGGATTCACGCCTCCGGCGGACTCGGTCACCTTTTTGACCAATGACTACAGATTTAAATCTGTTATGCAGTCCAATGAAGATGTTAAGGGGTGGGCGAGGGATACGCTCGAAATAATTAATGAACTTCAGTACAGGCTTGAGATCGAGCGCAACAGGTGATTACTCGGAAGAAAATAGACGAGATCTACCGCAATATCCTGAAGGGTTTAGATCCTTCCTTCGCCGCGCGGGTGGCTGCGTGGAGGGATGCGGTTATTGCGTCAGGTGTGATTCCGTACATTTACTGCGGAGCGAGAACGCCGGCGGAACAGGAGGAGTTGTATCGTCAGGGGAGGACGAAGTCTGGGAAGATTGTAACTAACGCGAGGGGGTACCCCATCCCTCAATCATTCCATTGCTATGGCAGGGCGATAGACTGGGTGCCCGCAAAGAAGATCGCAAATGATTCATATGAAGCAGATTGGGTGAATGTGCAGTCATATGGGGTTGGCATAGAAAACGGCAAATTATACTCACTGGTCGCCCTGTCGTGGGAAAGACCCCACCTTCAGGACGGACAATACAAAGACTGGAGGGATCTGGCTGCAAATATGGCAATATCTCAATCAGAGGAGCCAGTTACATTCAGGGCAATCCCAGAGAAAAAGACTGCTAAAAGTCGCAAAGTAGTGATACGCAGAATAAAGTAGTTGACATGCTGAACCACTACCTGTAGACAGGCGCGAGTGACAAAACTAAGGATTTATGCTCGGGCGTTTGCTACAGCCCTAAGTATTTTTCGGTACTCTAGTTACGCCAATTTTAAATATGGCAATGATGACAGGATGGCGACCCAGCAGTTTTTAAAGTCCGATAGTGGTAAGAGCTTTCTTCGGCTTTTGCTTGCTTTCTGTTCTTTGCGGGATGCCAAGGCAGTGCTTGCCGGCGGAGACAGGTTTGAGGCCGGCAAGGCCGTTGGCTGTAGGGAAATGGTTGCTTATTTAGCTTTCTTGGGCGGCTCGGCCGCAGAAGAAGATTCCGAATCCGCCGAAGAAGGGGACTTGGCGGAACTCGGTCATTTAGTCCCCTAAACTTCGGGAAGAAAGGACTCCGATATGTCCAATGAACAAATAGCCGAACCGGTGGCGCAAGCCTCTGGAGAGGGTCAGGGAATCGAAGCCGAGTTGCAGGAGCTTGGGAGACTAGCCGGTCAGGTCGATGGTTTCTCCGCTCCTGATGTCAAGGCTCAGTCCCCTCGTAATACGGACGGAGTCCCGTCCGCGAGCAAGAATCAGTCGGCTGATAAAGCCGATCAACAAACGGCATCCACACCGAACTCTGAAAGCGAAGATCCAGTAACGAAGGAGATTAAATCCCTCGATGTTGGTGAAGATCGTGAAAAAAGCCGCAATCGGCTTGGTCAGTTGTGGGAGCAGTTCAATCAAAAGCAACGGGAGTTTGGCGAGCAGAGAGCTCAATTTGAGCGCGAAGCAGAGCAAGCTCGTTCCAGCCGGAACGAGGGCTATACGCCAAAAGAACTCAGAGAGTTTGCCAAGGAATGGGAGGAAGAGGGAAGGGATGACCTTGCCGAATCTGCCCGAAAAAAGGCAATCGAAATTGAGGAAACCGAAGCCAGTCGATCCGTCAAAGCCAAAGAGCGCGAGGCAGAGTTCCTGTCTCGCGTGAGGTCAAATTGGGACAATCTGACAAAGGAGAATCCAGATCTAAAGGATCAGGGTTCCGACCTCTACCAGACAACCCAAGGCTTCATGGCGCACGGAGATCCGCTGGTAAAGGACTTCCTGAATCGTCACCCCGATGGCTTGGTCTTGGCAACAGCCCTTGCCAAATTGCAACTCGCTGGGGAGTCCGCTGCGGATGCCGTTAAAGAAGTTGAGCGGTTAAAAGCTGAAAATCAAAAATATAGACAGAAGTTTTCGTTAGGAACTTCCACTCCAATGTCGCCCACAGGCGACAAAAGGATTTCTGATATGAACACGGCGGAAGCCGAGAACTATCTCAAAAACCTAGTGGCGGCCACTGACGGCGACCTGTCTTAGAGGTAATAACAATGGCAATGATGAAAACAAATGTACCCGCTTCACTGGCGGATCAGTTCCAGAGCGTATTCTCGAAAAAGTTGTTGGACGGAGTCAAAGAGACTTTGGTTCTTAACACCTATGGACAGAAGTACGATCTTCCGACAAACACGGGTAACAATTCTATCACCATGTTCCAATGGGACACCGAGGCCAATGCATCCAATGTGCAGAGCTTGACTGAAGGAACGACGATTAGCACTTATCGTGATATCGGACTCCGTAAGATTCAAGTTCCTCTTGCACAAGTGGGCGAGGCTCTAAAATTAAGCGACATCCTGAACTACACGCAGCTTTTCAATGCGTTGCAGGAAGGGATTCGCGCTTTAACTTTGGATGCTGCGCAGCATTTGGACACCGTTGTCCGTAACGCCCTGCATGGCGGCTCGACCGCTCAGGGTGTAACCGTTGACTCCGCTCGCGGAACCGGCATTCACGGGACTACAATCCCGAAAATCTATGCCGGTGCTTCCACGACTGCGGCAGGCTTAGTGGCTGCTGCTGATGGTTTCCTTGCTCCTTCTGATCTTTTGGATGCCGCTACGGCAATCCGAAACGAAAAGAATGTGAGCTTGAATGAAACTTTCACAGCAATCGTCGACCCTTCCGTTGCTGCGGATCTCTTGAAGGATCAAACAGTTCTCAATATCGCTTATCGCAATGTCGCGACCAAAGTCTCTGACATCGCGAAAGGCCAAATTGGCGACCTGTATGGTGTGAGCGTTTCGCAACACACCAACGCCTTCAAGGCCTCGTCTGGCAGCGAGAACACCTATGCAACTTCGGCCGCTTCGGGCGAAGTGCTGGTGTACTCGACTTATGTTATGACGAGCGGCGCGTTTGGAACTGTGAACTATTCTGGACAATCTCCGTATGCCCCTTCCGTAGTTATTGTGGACAAGCCCGACAAGAGCGACATCCTCAATCAAAATATCTACGCTGGATGGAAAGCACACTGGGCTGTTCAGGTTCTCAATGCAAAGAAGGCTCGTATTCTTTGCAGCAAGTCCCGCACATCAAACTCCTAAGTTAGTTTGTAGGGGTATGTCCCCCGTAGCAAAACCCCAGCCAAAAGCTGGGGTTTTCTATTTTATTGCAATACAGGTAGTAACTGCTAAGCAGATGCATGCCCGTATATGAATATCTCGAGGCAAACGGCTCGATTACCACAAGAGTTCTTCCGGTCGAAGAGAGAGACACTTACCCAAATAGGGTCACCGTCCCAAGAAGCATTGTTTTTGTAGGGTCTACCCAAGATCCCACCATATCGGCCAATCGAATACGAGAGGGCTACAGAAAACTTGAAGAGCGCGGCGTGAAGATGAAGACCAGCAAGCGGGATTTCGACAGGGCGTGGGGATCTCACGACACCAAGTCAGCCTTCAGGGGCGGGAAAGCCGTCAATGTTACCTAGTAATTCGCAGGCCGCCGGAAGTGCCGAGTGAAAGACGCGAAAAAGTGTGGCGAGCTTGCTGAAACATTATTTGCTGCGGAGATAATGCGAAGAGGGGGAGTCCCTAGTAAGCCACTGGGCGACAGCACGCCGTATGACTGGCTTGTTCATGTCGGCAAGAATATCTGGCGGGTTCAGGTAAAAAGCACTTGGCACTGCGTTGTGAGGCAGGGCAAAAGATCTGCAAGTAAATGCAGGGTAACAATTTCGGCAGGGCGATGGGCTAAGACTGTGTACACAAAACAAACCATCGACTTTGTGGCCGTCTATGTAGACCCGTTTTCCTCTTGGATAATAATCCCATCACATGAAATAAAGGGGAGAAAGACTCTCTTTATAGGGCGGTCTGATTGCGAGCAGCCAAGCTGGTCGCTTCTTGGCCTCGCTTAATACTTGACTGCTTAACAGGCGATCATAGAAGTACGCATATGCCAAGGTTTACAAGAGGTAAGTCGTTTACAGCAACTGAAGAAGTAACAAACGCAAAGCTCCACCAACTTGTGGACGATGCGTCAATTAATGCACAGGCAATTACGGATCTTACCGCAATGGCAGATGAGATTGCGGCCGGCGATCAGATTCCTCTTGTTGATGTTAGCGTTGAATCAATCAGGAAGGTTAACGCCGGCCAGTTTATTTCTAAGGGTGCTGACAACAAATTTAATTGTCAGGGGCTTGCCATAAAAAATCTTGCAACCCCACTCGCCGCAAACGATGCGGCCAGCAAGGCCTATGTTGATGCAGCCTCTATTGCGGCCGGTAATTTACCAAATGTAACTCCGGAAAATAACGAACAGGTTTTAAAGGTTGTTGGCGGTGCTTTTGCCTTGATCAAAGAAAACCTGATCAACCAAGTCCACCTAGCAGACAACAGCGTTGTGGCCGGCAAGATCGCCGCTGGTGCTGTTGTGGCCGGCAAGCTGGGGGCTGCCTCTGTCGGAACGCCCGAGCTTCAATTAAATTGTGTTACCAGCGAAAATCTTGCAACAAGCCTGACCATATCTGGGCAGTTTGTGGCGGGAACTTTAGTTGGTAATGGCAGCCAAATTACAAATCTTTCCGGCAATGGAGCCGGAAATAGGAATATATCAACCGCGAATCCGGCAGGAGGGGCTGAAGGGGACATTTGGTATCAGGTTGCCAGCTAGTTTCCAGTCTGGCATATGCCCGAAAAAATTTACGCCCACAAGGATGGTACTTTTAAAGAGGTAAAGTTTGTCCACATTAGGCAAAACAATCTCTGGAAGCTGGTAAATCAGATACATATTAGGACTGGGAACGCTTGGAAGCGATCCTATGTTTGCTGGCTTGCTAGCGGAGGGACGGAGACTAGGGAGGGTGGCTATACATATCACAAATTTACGACTAGCGGAGTATTCAGTGCTGCTGGCTTCAGAAATTGTGAAGTTTGCTTAATTGGCGGAGGCGGTGGTGGAGGCAGCAGTTACGGGGGAGGAGGGGGTGGGGGCGGGATTGTGAATTATGAAAGCGTTAACTTAACTACTGGAGAATATGTCATAACAGTCGGGAATGGTGGTGCGGGTGGTGGGTCTGCTGGGGGCGCGTCTAGCATTGTGCTTAATTCCACAACCATAAAGTCGGCCGGCGGCGGCAGCGGGGGAGGTGGTACAGGCCAAAGAGGCGGAGCCAGCGGGAGCGGTAAAGCTGGCGGAGCGGGAGAAACTTGGGCTACCTCAAGAAGCAACGGAGACTCTGCTGTAACCGGCTATGTCTCAGGTGGCGGGGGCGGATATGCCGCACAGGGCGGGAACGCCAACGGCTCGCAACAGACGAAGGGGAGTGGCGGTGGCGGCACGGTGATTGTCCCGCCATCAATATTCGGAACCGATGCCCAAGCCGCCGGCGGTCAAGGCGGACTGCAAGGATACGGTGCTGTCGGCACAACATGCTCGACGACAGACAAAAACGGCAATTGCACTGCATATGTTTACGGTTACGGCGGCGTAGATAGCTCGGCCGGCGCATCCGGTGCCGGCTACGGTGCGGGAGGGGGGGGCGACTCTACAGGCAAAGCGGGCACTAATGGAATAGTTGTGATTAGGTATATTACACTTACATGAACTTAGACGAGATTGTTAATACAGTTAAAACCAAGATCCACGACACCAGTTCGGGGGCTGCCGCTGCTGCAAAAACTTTTGCCGCATTGCGCTATAAAATGGTTTGGGACACCCAGCTATGGAGGGACTCATTGGCAATGACATCTCAGGCGGTGCCAGCGGGAACTCAGGTTGTCACCTTGCAGGAGCCCACGGTTGACTTAATAGTGGCAGTGGCGATTGGCGACCAAGGAATAACGCCGGCAAATTTTGAAACTACATTCATTTCTGCCAGAGAGGCGTTCAATGTTTCCGGCCAAACGGTTGCGTTTGTAGCCGTTTCCAGAACCAACTCTGGTCTTTCAAGGTTGCGACTCTTGAGCCCGCCCTCTGCCGCAACTACGCTGCATGTTCTTTATAAATCAAAGATACGAGTTATTAGGCAAGGGCAGAGCATTTTTTCCACTCTTGTTGATGACGGCGATGAAAGCGTAATACCGGCCGCAGACTTAGCTCTTACCGCACTGGTTGAGGCGGATATGCTCGAATATAAGCAGGCATATGCCAAGGCACAGGCCAAGCAGAGCGAAGCCCTGACATTGCTTGGGGTTGCAAGAAACTCGGAGCGATCACAGGCCGCATCAAGATTTGAGATATCCGCAGAAAGCCTTGGAGAATGGACTAGAGATGATTGGGATTCCGCAGGAGGGATCTAGAGAAAAGGAGGCAACATGAAGCAGGGGCTGTATGCAAATATCAATGCAAGGAAGAGGGCTGGGACTAGCAGGCCAAAAAGCGAAAGCACAATTGACCCCAGCACATATCGCAAAATGAAAGAAAAGAGGGGCGGCTTTTCGGATCGAGAATCAAGAAAAGCCTATGCGGCAAGAATGCTTGGGAAATAATCTGTGAGAATTCCCCTCCTCTACCGCTGGTTTCAACGCCATCAGCGAACTGCAATGATCAATATTAATCCAAATGAAGATGAGTTGTGTCGTTTTGCACACTGGTATTTAACCTCTGGCGATCCCGAGGCAATTAGGATTTATCCACCACTCGAAAATACCTATAATTTTGAGCTTGAAGGTGTAACTGGCATCACAATCTATAGGAAAGAAAACTTTCAAGTAGAACTATTTATAGCGAAGCCTAATACCATTGTTCCGCAGCATCTTCACCCAAATGTAGATAGCTTTGAAGTTGCCCTACATGGAGTTAAGTTTACGCATAGCGGGGCTGTTAGGTTAGGCTTTCGGGAGGCCTTGGAGGAAAAGGATGGCAAGCCCGCTCATTCTTATACCGTAATAAGAGTTAAGCCCCATCATATGCATGGCGGAATGTCATCTGAACGGGGTGGCTCATTTTTGTCTATACAAAGATGGTTGAATGGCTCCTTGCCCACTACCGTAAGTGCTGATTGGTATGGCGGCACAATGGGCGATGGCCACAAAAAACAAATATCACAACAAGAGAATCTTAAATGCCCTTAATATCAGACACGGCCTTAAATTCCGAATTGTCGTTTGACAGGCAGGCCTCTTTTGAGGGCGGCGTTGACAAGCTGTCCCAGCCTCGGCTTCTAAAAGAAAATCAGTGCTCCAATCTTTTAAATGTAGAGTTAGATAACTACGGTCGAGTATCAACAAGGCAGGGGGTTGTAAGGCTTCCCGATGTGTTTGATCCCCAGACCGAGCTTTTGGGCGTAGTTGCCACCGTAACTGATGGGCAAGTGTCAACTGCGGTTCCTCTGTCCTATAGCTCCTCGTATTTTGGGGGTGGGTACGCCTCTTTAGGCCAGAATCATTTTGTAAGATATATTCCGGCAGGTTCCACGCTCTCAAACAACGATAATTTCATATTGAGGGTAGATCGCGGGAGTAACCTAAAAATTACTATTAAATTAACAGCCGGAACGGGTTCTCTTGACTGGGGGGACTTAGCTTCGTCCGTAATACCCGCAGCGACAACGCAGCTTACTAGGCAGTACACCCTAGCGGCATATGCGCCCCCTTCTCTTGACTTCAATAGGTGGGAATATACTAGGGCTATTTCAAGCAACGCATCTTATAGAACGCTTGTGGCATATGCAGAGGGAAACGCCACAACAATACCCAAAACCGGATGGACTACATATAATACTCTTCCCGCTGCAATCGCTTCAATTTCCTATCAAGTGCCGCCCCCCACAACTGTCGACGGCATGTTCTCCGTTTTTGTTCCAAGCAAAAACGACGAGGCACTCCATGTGTTTAGGAGCGGAAACATATATCAATTTAACGGGTGGGACAGAGGCTGGAAGAAAATTGCAACTAACTCTTATGCGGCGGGCAAGGTCATATACCAATGCAATCTTTCTAATTTCATCTACTATACCGATGGGCTTCCGTCATCAAATTTAAAGAAGTACGACTCGTCCACGGGCGTGGTGTCCACAATTCTGTCCTCAACCCAAAACACCGAAACATCCGGATACACTGCTTCTTTTGCTAAGTTTGTAAATGCTGGCTTCACATTTCCCCAGTTTTCCGCGACAGCCGCCACCTACGATGCTGCCACAAAAAAAATAACTCTTACTACCGCATCTGACCATGGGCTGAGCATTGGGCAAACTGTAGTTATTTTCGGCCAGACGGGGAACAATGTTCCTTTAAATGGCGAGTTTCCAATAGCAGAAGCAACCCTCAATACGCTCGCGTTCTTTATTAATACAGTTCCGGCGGGAGCGTTGACTGTGCCTCTTAAATTTGGAGAGGCCGAGGCAATGAAGACAATAACCTTTCTTTTTTCTTCGTATCCGCCCCTGTTAACCGTCGGTCAAACAGTTGCCATTGCGGGCGGAGAAGATGATCAGGATGTTTTAAATGGGATATGGACTGTCGCCTCAACCCCAACAAACTCGACTGTTACATTTAGAATCAACATAACCCCGAGGTCTTTGCTTGCCAATACTACCCTTTACACAAACAGGGTCAAAATCTCGAAAACAAACCACGGTTTTGTTGCCGGCGACAAGATAACCATTGATGGGCAGAAGGGGCTAAACGAGCCTCTCAACGGGACATGGGAGGTTATGTCAACACAGCTAACCGCCAATTCCTTTATGATCGAGCTCAGTGTCTGCCCAAAGGAGGCATTCGTAAATTCTGATATAAAGATTACGAAAGAAATACCAACCGCCCCCAAGGGCATGACGAATCTGTGCGTGGCTAACGGCAGGATGTTTGCAAGCTGCCTGATTGGCGGCGAAATGGCTGCCGACACGCTTCTTGTCAGCGACTTCCTTTCTGAAAACTTTGATCTAATTACCAACACAATCAGGGTCGGTGGGGATGGCGGAAGGATAACCTCCATCGTTCCTTGGACTGGCGACAGGCTTGTTGTTTTTAAGGAAACTGGCGTTTATGTGGTTACCGGAATAACCCAAAAGAATGCGGCCAGCTTTACCATATCTGCTGTTGATAGTGTTGTGGGTGCCATAAACCAGAGAAGCTGTTCTCGCGTTGGGGCAGACATTGTCTTCGTGGCTTCGGACGGAATTAGGACGCTTTCAAGAACCCTTCAGGGCAGCGAACAAGCTGTCTCCATATCTGCCAGTAGGCCGGTTTACTCCTTGTTCGACAAGTTTGTTAAGTCTGAGCCGGAGAAGATCATAACAGCTTTTGCCGAGAACACCCTTTTTGTCTCAGGCCTTGTGGCCGATGACCCCGTCAAGAACAGGCAGACCATCGTGTTTGATACGGCAATAGGGGTTTGGGTCGGCGAGTTCACCGGCTCATTCTATCCGACAGCGTGGTGCATGGCCATTGATGCAGCCACACTTCCTTCGTGGCTCGACGCAGTCCTTCCGTTTACCCTTAGCGGAAGAATAAACAGAAAGGCTGCCTTTGTATTCGGGTCAGAAGCTGGGCAAGTATTCCTTTGGAGGAAGGGTCATAAATATAATGCCTCAGACAGGGTTACATATAACGACGATGTTGAAGACCCGCTTGATTTATTGCAGCCCATCCAGACCAGCTATTCAAGCAGGGGGTTCACATTCGGCGAGGCCGTTTCCGAGAAAATAGGCAATACCGTTGAGATAGAGTTCGAGGGCTCTAGGGATGCCCAGATAAATGTTAGTGCTAAGTACGACACTGAAGATGCGGAAATATACTTGGCCGACATCGATACCGGAGACAATTTCTTGAGGCTGCCCGCCAATCTCCCGAATGTCATCTCTGGTCGTGCCGGAATTCCGACTGAGACTGTCAGCATAATCGATGCCCCAAGGTTTAGAGAGGCGATTGTCAAATGCTCGGCTCCGGCAGGAAAGATGTCCATAAAGGGCGTTACGCTTACTGGCTATGTTCAGCCGTACAATACCAACTTCTCAATATCAAATTGACACAAGCAACTGCTAAGCATACGATACGCAAATGAGGTCTAAATAGCATGGGTGGTGGTGGTGGCGGCGGGAATCCTCCTCCTCCCCCTGATCCTTACGCCGAAGAGCGTAGGCAGCAGGCTCTTGCGAGGGAGAGATACGAGAAGGAGCGGCAAGAGATCTACATTCCAAGGACAAATGCAATGCTCGCCCAAAAGAATGCAGAGGTAGATAACTTCTATAGTATGATTGACCAGTACTACAAGGACACAAACCAGTACAGGAACACTCCGGTAACGGTGTATACTAAAAAACCAGCAGCCTGATGACTGACAGCGACTACGAGTCTGTCGCTGATTATATCCGAGAAAAGTACACGCTAGCCATAGGCTGGGGGGATATGAAGCCTTGGCTCAAGTGGTACTACGAGCAAAAGCTGTTGGGCGTTATAAGGCTTGATGGGGTTATAACGGGGGTCGGGATGGTTAGATTCGGCGACGATCAGGAGCAGTTAGGTAACGAGGCATACTACACACATCCAAACGGCAAGATTTGCTGGGTCGAGATGATCTGCTCGAGCGACCCAAAATCACTGGCAGCCCTCATCGGGCTCCTAATAAGTGTTTGGGGGGTGCGAGAGAGGGTGGCCTTTCACCATGGCCGTAGGCATAGCAGGATTTTGAACTTCCCGTTCAAGCTGATGGCTAGGGCATCATTTAAGGGCTTGACCATGCTGCAACCAACTGCTAAGCAGTTATAAAAGGTATATAACATATGGGATCACCATCAATTCCGGCAGCCCCTCCACCGCCCCCCGCGCCTCCGTCGACAACCGGAGCGGACATCTCAATCGCGAACAAGGAGGCAATGGAGTATTACGCAACTACCGGATATCCCCTAATTTTAGAGGCACTTCGTCAGGGCAAAATGTCCTCCTTGGGGACAGATCTTGATATATATCGTAAAACATCTGACGCATCGGTCGAGAATCAGCTAACGCTTGCACGGCGTTATGGTGGCGATGCTGCCAACCTGTCTCGCACGCTGATGCGGAGATCAGACCCGCAAAGGTTTGAAACTGCCGAAAGATACGGAGATTCCATTAATTCAGATCTTGCGCAAGGCTCTAAGGCCAGCCCGTCCGAGGCGCGCGCTGCCGAGCAGGACATTCGCTCTGCCCAAGCATCTCGCGGCAATCTTTACGGGAATGCCCCTACGGCCACTGAGGTCTTGGCAAAATTTAATGTTGGCCAACAGCTTCGCCAGCAGCGTCTGGCTAACGCCCAGAGCTATCTGGGGCTTGCTCCGATTGCCGGTCAAATCCCCTCTGCCACTCCTTCAGGTCAGGCCTTCCAGCCAACGATCCCGCTGCCAATGGCAAACTCGCCATTCATGGGTGGTCAGCAGATGTTGCAGGGGGCAGGAATCAACGCGCAGAACTACGGCTCGCAGCTTAACTATCTATCCAGCACTTATGGTGCTCAAACGGCAGCTAATGCAGCCACATACCAGAATCCCCTTGCTGCCGGAATTGGCGCGGCTCAAGGAATCGTTGGTATCGGCATGGGTATTGGCGGACTGCTTTGCTGGTTGGCTCGCGAAGTTTACGGCGAGAGCGACAACAATTGGGTCTATTTCCGCGAGTGGATGCTGAGCTTTGCGCCTGAATGGCTGTTCAAGCTCTACTGCAAGCACGGAATGTGGCTGGCTAAGTTCGTGTCGGGCAAGCCAATGCTGAAGGGCATTATCCGTAAATTTATGGATACCAAGGTTGGCGAGATGAAGTTAAGACTAGCCCCTTACGGATTTACGCCCCAACAGGCTTAGTCACATGGCTGATCAATTCGGCAGCGTAGCCCAAGCTGGGGCATACATGATGAACGCTGGGCTGGACGCGATGAGCCAGCGAAGGCAGATGCAGATCAACCAAGAGGAGCAGGAGAGAGACAGGGCATTTAGGGCTGAGCAAGCCGAAAGGACAAGACAGGCCTCATCCCGCGAAAATGAATTAGATCGGGCGAGCAAGAGAGCCCTCAACACAGACATGTCCGAGGCAGAGAAAATGCTTCTTGAGCGTAAGCTGCAATCGGCGAGTGCGGAGGCTCAGAAAGACAGGGATTTTAAATCTACGGAGCTCGCAAATGAGCGAGGCCTTGACCAGCAGAAGATTGATAATGACAGCCTTAGAGCAAACTCCGACAAGCGAAGAGTCGATATTGAGGAGGCAACATTCCAGCGCAATGATCCGGCCAACTTTAGGGCAGACGCTGATTACACGATTGGCGCGTTTACTGAGCTAGCCACAAAGATGCGGGTCAATGAGGCCGCAATCAGCAAGGCGATGGCTCAAGGGGAACCCCAAGACAGCGTGTACATGATTGGCTTGTTGGCTCAAAAGGATGCTCTCGGCGCATATATGTCGAGAAAGGGGGGCTCTCTATTTGGCGCGAAGTACAAGCTCGAGGTGGATACTGCCACCGGCTCAGAAAAAATCGTGTCCGATCAGGTTTCACTGAATGACATCCTTTCCATGCGGACACACTTGGGCAGGGGGGTTGAAGGCTTTCAGGCTCAGCCAAAGGCCACATCGCAGGATTTGCTCAAGAGCGCATACGACTCCATGCCGAAGTCGCCTCGCTCTTCATATCAAACAGCCCCGCCACCCACGCAATCCGTCATGCCTAGAACTGGTGCCGATCCTTTTGGTTTCGGTACAGAGTCTGAGTCATCGCAATCCACGACACCCCGAGGCCAAGTCCCTGATGATGTCGATGAAGTAATAGACACTCGCGCAGGGAAAAGAGAAACGATTCAAAGCAATTTAGAAAAAACAAGCAGTTCAATAAAAAAGGCGAAAGCCAAGAAAGATCTGGAGAATTTAAGGTCTTCGGGAAGGTATCAGGTGGGCGGCAGAGATTCAGCGTTGGGTAAGAAAGCCGCAGCCGAAAAACAAAGACGGATGGCGGAGCTCGAGGCCATTCTTTCCGAGTAATAGGCAGGGGCTAGGAATATGGCTCTGGCCACTTGGGATGAAATTAAAGCCCAGATTGGGTACGAAGATTTATCAACTGAAGACAGGCTGATTGCCTCGGATAAGTATGCCGACTATTTCCGGAAGTACTATACAGAGGTAGAGCCACAAGACGCTCAGGCCGTAGACGAGGCGGCAAGTTCCTTTATTTATAAAAACTCGGATGACGAGCTAGGCTCTTTAAATCCAGTCCGGAGGGGTGCCCAGTTCTTTGCCGGCATCGGCAGGGGGCTGTTTGATTCCGCCAGCAGCAGCATCAAGGGCGTTGCTTTAGCCCAGCAAATGATTGGCGAGAAGACGGGAGCTTATGCCGACAATGATCCCGTCACGGAAAGGGATGCCTACCAGATTGGCCGAGATCTCGACGAATTCGCCAAGTCAGCGTTTGGCTTGGAAGATCCAAGGCTTCGCAACGATTTTCTAAACACGCTGTTCCCCGAGGCAATCGGAACTGCCCTCGGATTTGCAACCGCTGGAGGCATCGCGGCAGGCACACTTGCTGTGGCCGCGCCTGCGGCGGCAGCCGCCCCAATTGGCCTTGGCCTAACCGGCGCAACAGCAGCAGCGAGTCTTGCCACCGGAGCACTCGGAACATTGCAGCAGGGGCAGCAAGGGTACGAGGAGGCCAAGCAGTACGGAGCCGACGAGGGAACCGCCAGATTGTCCGCCCTTATTAACGCGCCCCTTGGCGCGACTGAGGCTATCCCATTTGCCTCTCAGGGCGTAAAGCTGGCAGGCAAATTTGCGGGGGGTCTTTCTGGAGGTGCCCTGCGATCTGTGTTTAAGACCTTTGGTAAGGACGGAATTTTACAAGGGGTAGCTAAGACGGCAGCGGAAGAGTCATTGCAAGAAGGCTTTCAGCAGCTTGGCGGAAACATCATTGCCCAAAATCTTTACGACCCCAACCGAGGCACGCTTGAGGGTGTCGGGACGGCAATGGCATTGGGTGGTCTTGTTGGAGGAACCATAGGCGGGGGAGTCAACGCGATTGTCAGAGACAACGAGTCCTTCTACGCAGATGAGCTTGGCAAGGATATTGAAGAAAAGACTGCGCTGGCAAGTGCGGCCGTCGATGAAAGGCGGGAGCAGATTTTATATGCAGCCAGAAATGCATACCGGACAAGCGAGAGTAAGGTCGACCTAGAAACCGGCGAGGAGACTTCTACAGAGAAATCAAAGACAGTGTTTGGCGACAGGCTTGGCGGTGATGTGCCGGACATCGGAGAAAACCCAGCCCTGAATAGCGTGCCGATAGGCAGGGATATCAGACAGGACAAGGACGGCACGAATATCGAGACGATCACTTACCACACTCCGATGGGGCTGCTTTGGGAGGCGGAGTTTAAGAGCGGCCAGCCGATTGCGGTTCGCGATGTTACCGATACAAGTCCAACCCTACAGCCACTTAGGGAGCCCCAAGACCCAGCTACTGCTAGGGCTCTAGGCCGTGGCCTAAAAGAGGAGTTCGGACTTGAGACTGAGGGCGAGATGGATCGGCGACTGATCGATGAGGCCACAAGGCGGATGCAATCAGGAAGAGAGGGGATCGGCAAGGAGGCGACACCAATCAATCAGCTTGAGACACCGAGAGTGCCCGAGCGCGACGATGCCGGCGTTGCAAGACAAGAGCAGTTGGCTCGGGAAATCGACCGCCTGTACAGGCTGCGCGACTCCTCGCTGGCTAAGCAAATTTTAACAGGGCAAAGCCCCGATGCGGGATCTGTGGGAGATGGCAATCCAAACACGGCCGTCGAGGTGATCAAATACGACAACAACGGCAGAGTTGTGCAGCCAAAAGCCAAGCCCACTCAATTAGTCTCTCGTCTAAACACCATGATAGCAGCTAGGGAAAGGGAGTTGCGAGGCCTGAAGGCCAGACCCGAATCCTACATATATGCATCGGTCAGGAATCAGCCCCCAAGCTATTCGCAAAGGGCTGCTCTAGTGCAGGGTTATGAGAGGCTCTGGAACAGCATCACATCCCCTCAATTAAGAAAGCAGATTGATATGGAGGTGGGCAACATTGATGAGGCCGCAGCCTCTATGAATCTGCCCTTGGGCGCAGTCGCCTACTACCGGAAGGCCATTCAGGGGCGCAAGGAAATGATCTTCCTGTCTGACAAGTTGGCCACAAATCAAACAGTCACCAGAGAGATGCTGCATGAGCTTGGGCATTCCTTTTGGCACACGCTGCCTGCCGGCATCCAGTCTAAGGTTATCCAGCTTTGGAAGGCCGAAACCGGATCGAGGACTGGGGTCTTGTTTGAGGAGGGCGGCGCGCTCAAGCCAGAGGTAAGCCCGTATGTTATGACAAGCCCCCAAGAGTTTTTCTCTGAAAGGTTGTCGTGGACTAACGACAACTGGGCGAAGGGCAGGACTGAGGCAAGTGGCATCATGCAGAAAACCGGCAACGGTTTCCGGAGCATGCTGGACAGATTCCTAAGATACACCGGCCACGGAGAACGACTAAATCTTGAGTTTAAAACATTCCTAAATCAGGGAGACAGGTTTGCCGCATCGAGAGATAGATCTGTTGCCTCGTTTGCGGCCGAGGGGGCTCAGTCTGGATTTGACACAGGGCTCAAGCGGGAAGTCTCTGCCTCGGTCAGAGGGATGCTGGATTTCGGCAAGATCTATGACTTCGTAAAATCTAACGAGGGCGGGTTTACCGTAGACCCAGTGCAATTTAGAATGCCGCAAAGCGGATTTGTTGTAGCCCCGTCCAAGAAAACAGAGGATAGCCTTGTATACGAGATCGAGGCCGGACTCGGCAGGGAAGGCATGATCAAGGCTCTTCGCTCCTATCTTCTGTCTCAAGAGGATCTAATCAAGGGGTTTGGTTTTGGGAAAGAGCTTGTGGGGGTGGATGGCCGTGGAGCCTTCTTTGGTGGGTGGAGAAAGACCGAGGCCAATGGGGTGGCCATCCCGCAAGACCAGCAGCCGCTTGTCATAGACATGTCCTTTATTCTCGACAAAAAAGAGGACGCTTTGTACCTTGCTGAAAATGGAGAGCAGGAAGCAATTTTCGACATCTCCGCTGGGGTCGCAATCGACACAGCAGAAGGCATCAGCCAACTACGAGCCGGTGGCGTTTACTCGCCCAACGACAGGGGAAGACTACAAGAGTTGGGTGGACAAATTGATTACATCGCTGGACGAAAAGGGAGTTTTCGGGCAGCGGCAGACCGCATTGGACGAACCATCCGACCAGCTAACAACCAAGCAGCAGAAGACAATCGGGCGCAAAGCGTACCGCAAGAGGGGTCGCCAGAAGTAGCAGCTTCCGCGAGGGGTTCCAGATCCCTCAATCTTAGCCCCAAAGAGCGTGGGGATCTTGGCTTCTGGGTAAGTCAGCGAATTCCTAATGCCGTAAAGAAATCTGAGGACGGCCTTAACTCTGATCTCGTTATCGGCTTGGATGCCATCCTGTCAGACAAGAATCTAGCCGCCAAACAGGCGGACTATTTTAGAAGATACATAGGCTGGAAGACGGAGGCCAAGACAGACGAGGATGTAATTAAAGACTTCTCGAATCACATTAAGGCCAACCTCCTGTACCTATATGATTCTTACGACCCTAATCTAAGGGAGCGGGCTAAGCAGTGGTATCAGGGTGGCAGAAAGATTGCCGATGAGTGGGCTTCTAAGTATGGCTATACGACTCCGCAAGTAGCGGCCGTTATCGCGTCCCTATCTCCAAGAGCCAACTGGTTTGTTAATCTGACAATGGCCGAGCGTCTGATTGACATACACACCAAGGCGAAGGACAAGCCGTTTACCGAAGCGATGATGAAGGAGGCCAGAAAAATCTTAAAGCCATTCCAGTATCGGACTGTAAAAAACTCTCTCGGCAAGACCTACGCGCAGCTAACCAGCAACTTTGAAAAAGCTATCTTCATCAGGGTTTATGACCAAACCAACAATGACAGATCCTACTACGCCTACTCTCCGGAAGGCAGCAGGCTAGGAAAGTTTAAGACCAAAGCCGGAGAGGACGCAAAGACAGCTTGGACTTCGTTTGGATTTATCGCCAAGGGGGTGAGCGTACTCGAGAATGGGAGCAGAGAGAACATCAGCAAGATTCTTGGTGGCGAGCACAAGGTAAGAAATTTCTACAACAACATCCTTCTCCCCAACCTATCTGACTTCGGGGATGTAACAATCGACACGCACGCAGTAGCAGCAGGCTTATTGCGCCCCCTTTCCGGCAATGACTTCGAGGTTGGGCAGGCTCTTGGGGTTGGTGCTCCATCCTCAAGCCTGACTGGGGTGTCTGGTATGTATGGAGTTTATGCGGATGCCTACAGGAATGCGGCTGCCGAGCGAGGGGTCTTGCCCCGAGAGATGCAGAGCATTACTTGGGAGGCGGTCAGGGGTCTGTTCAAGCCCGCATTTAAAAATGCGAAAAATAAGGCTTTAATAAACAATACATGGAAGGAGTATTCAAAGGGTGAAGCAACCGCAGACAACACAAGGCGGCGAATCTCCAGCATCGCTGGAGGAATTGAAAGGCCTAGCTGGGCAGTTTCCGACTCTGGAGTATATGATCCTCAACAAAATTCCGCTAACAC